TCACACCGCACTTGAGGCTCCGGCCGATGACGCGCTTGAGGACCTCCTGATCCTCGTCAGCCAGAGCCCCGAGCGTGCGAGCCAGGGAGTTTTTGGCTTGGTCGCCCGTCACCTTGCGGCTCGAAAGCTCCGAGAGCTTCTCGAACGCGCCGCCGAGAGACAGGGGAACCATGATATGGCTCATCGCCTCGGGAATTTTTTTGATATAGAAGTTGATGGTTGGGTCGAGAGCCAGCTCGAAAGCTCGCTTGAGCAGCTCATTCGAGCTCTGAGACTTGAGGATAGCCTCCTTCTCGAGACGGCCGGAAGCAGCCTCGAGACGGTTAAGGATAGAGAGCACATTGGAAGCCATTTTGATGGTGGCTTCACTTAGTTATTCACTGCTATGGGCGGGACAGGACACGAATTTTTTCGTGTCTTCACAGGCCGCGGTAGATGGACAGGACCTCCTTGATAACCTCAGACCGAACCACATCGTCATCTGTAAAGTTAATGTGGCGAATCGAGAGTGATTTAGGGTCTACCCGGTTCACAAGGTCCAAAAGACCATTCTCCTCAAACCCCCGGTCGTGCTGCTGAATATCACCAGCCACTATCATCTTCGAACCCTCTCCAATCCGAGTCAGCAGCATCTTCATCTGGGAAGGTGTCGAGTTTTGCATCTCATCCCCAATAATCCAGGCATTATCAAACGTCCGGCCTCGCATGTAGGCCAGTGGGCTAATCTCAATTTTGCCATCAGAAATGAGAATCTTGACTTGCTTGGGAGACATGTACCGGTGGAGACAGTCGAACATCGGGCGAGTCCACGGCTCCATCTTCTTCTCGAGAGTTCCCGGAAGGAATCCGTGCTGCTCATCGACGCTCACGGCCGGGCGAGTCAAGATGAGGCGCTCCACCTGCCTGTTCGCGAGAGCCTTTGACCCGGCGTGGCACGCCAAGAGCGTCTTACCCGTCCCGGCAGGACCGGTGCCCACTACAATTGGCATGGATGAATACAAGAGATCGAGATACTTGCGCTGCGAGATATTCCTTGGGTTGAGCATCTATGTAATTCTCGTCGCGTTTCTCTAAGTTTAAAGATACCACTGACTAGTTTATAAATGTGTGGGATATTCGCCACGACTGGCGGAGACCCTCCAGCGGCCGGAGTCCTTGAACACCGAGGCCCAGATGCCTCCTCAATTCTGAAAGTAAATCAGACGACACTTGTTTTTCACAGATTGGCAATCAATGGCCTAGATGAGGCTGGTATGCAGCCCTTCCAACAGAACGGAAAGTACCTGATAGCAAATGCTGAAATTTACAACCATCTCGAACTCGGTGGAACAAAGGGTGAATCGGACTGCAAGGTGATCCTTCCGACCATTGCGCGTTTTGGCATTATTCGGGCCTGTAAGATGTTTAGTGGAGATTTTGCCTTTGTTATCACAGATGGAAAGAAGACATGGGCGGCCCGTGATCGGGTGGGTGTCCGACCCCTCTTCTTCTGTAGGCACAAGGATGGTATCGCTTTCTCATCCGAGGCCAAGGGTCTTCTTCAATTTAGGAACAAAATTGAGATATTTCCTCCGGGTAACATTTATGATTCACATAATGACGACTTCATCTGTTGGAGCCCATCCTATTGGGACCATCCATCGACCGATAATGATACCAGTTACGTGAAGAGAAATATTTTCAAGGTTATGGAACAGGCTGTGCAGAAGCGGCTGAACACCACGGACCGCCCAGTGGGTTTCTTTCTGAGTGGAGGTCTCGATTCCTCAATCATAGCTGCTCTCGGGAAGAAGGTTCTCGGAAACATTCGAACCTTTGCCATTGGTCTCGAAGGCGCCCCGGACCTCATCGCGGCTCGCAAGATGGCTGACTTCCTTGGCTCTGATCACACAGAGGTCATCTTCACCATCGATGAGGGCCTCCAGGCAGTCTCGAATGTCATCTGGCACCTCGAGACGTTCGATACAACCACCATTCGAGCCTCAACTCCCATGTATCTTCTGAGCAAGTATATCAAGGAGAATACAGATATTCGGGTCGTTCTGAGTGGTGAGGGGTCCGATGAGCTCTTTGGCGGGTACCTGTACTTTCATGCCGCGCCGAACATTGATGAATTTCTGGCCGAAACTGGAAGGCTCATCAAAGATGTGCACCTGTTCGATGTCCTCCGAGCAGATCGAACAACTTCGGCGCACGGAATAGAACTGCGAGTTCCTTTTTTCGACACGGACGTGATAGACTACGTGATGGACGGGTTCGATGCAAAGCTCAAGATGCCCAGGGATGGGTTCGAGAAGCACATTCTACGCGAGACGTTCGAGTCCATTCTACCGCATGACATTGCGTGGAGACAGAAGAATGGAATGAGTGATGCCGTGGGCTACGCATGGGCCGAGGCCCTTCGCAACTTTGGCGAGGATAATTACAAAACTATATTTCACAACTATTTTGGAACACTAAATGATGACTTGACGCCCTACAAGTGGATGCCGAAGTGGGTAGAGGCGACTGACCCGAGTGGAGCAAAGCTTTCGTTCTTCAACGAATCTCGAACGACTTGAAAACTTCACACAAATCTCCATCACACCGATAAACATCGATATATGCAACACCCAGGCTTCCCCCGAGCGTGTTTCTGGTTTCCTTGGCGTTCCCGACCCATGCATAGGCATCATTGAGATACCTGAAACTTGCCATTGGCGAGTTGTTTAGGCTGATGAGATAGACGATGCTCGAAAGAAGGCGACCCATTTTGACGTGAGTCGGCTTACCAAGCTCGCGCCAAGTCGCGGACATGACACAAATTATTGGGAACAGTCCCTCATTAAAAAGCGCTTCTTCAAATCTCCAACCTTAATCTTCTTGTACTCCTCATACTTCATGAGAACCGCAAGGTTCGCGCGCGCGTCTGGCGAATACTGAGCATCCTGAGCAGTATTCGCGATGACGTATTCGAGAGTTCGGTCATTAAAGGCAAACCCGTTATTTGCAAGAGCCTCAAATAGATCGTCCATTATTTATTTAATATTTATTATTTTTAACTTGTAAAGTTGAGGAATTTTGGATAAGAATCAGAAGATGGAATGCTGACAATGACCTTTTTTGTCTTGAAATCTATAATAGTTTTGTCTAACTCTGGCTTGAAGATGGCCGCATCCTTCTTGGCATCATCGAGTTCATCATAGAAGATGGGGATGGTGAGGGTGTTTCCGTTCTTGACGTACTGAATTTGAAACATTGTTCTTGTTTTAAGATCGGTCATCTACCTTAAGTGGCTAAAAGAAAAAGTCTCTATACCTACTATGGAGGATTGCCCAATTTGCACCGACCCTCTCACAGGAACTCTCGCAACCATGGGGTGCTGTCAGAAGGTTATGCACGTTGAATGTCTCGTCAAGTGCATGAAAGAGAAACTCTCGTGTCCAATGTGCAGGACCGAACACGAGAGCCTACGGGTTGTTCAGAACCCCCAGACACAGGTCTTGTGTGTGCAAGCGCCACCCCCAAACAAAAATTTATTTAAAAATATTTTTCTCACAACCCTGGTTACAAGTATTGTCATTGTATCGACCGGATACTACTATTAGTCTAAATGATGTGAATCGGGCTCCTCAGGCTCATCGAGATCTTCGATTGCCAGAGGTGGGGCCCACCAGTTCTTCCATGCGACGCGAAACAGGTATACGTTCCAGACCCAGACAGCAAGTACTAAAAAGTACATTTAAAATAACACATCTCTATTCCTTATAAGGGTTCTAAGCTTCTCAATCGTCTCGCGCGCCCAAACCATGTTGTTTGAAAACACTGCAAAACTGAAATGGTCCAGGTATTTCTGGATGTTCTCGTCCAAGGCGTCTTCTGGGGTCATCTCCAGAATGCGAACGGCGAGAGTCGATGCAACAACGGCGAGTCTCGTTTTTTCGGCTTCCGTTTCTGCATTTTCAATGTCTGCTATGCGCTTCTCTAGTGTGTTACATCTGATAAGGAGAATCTCGTGGGGACTCATTATCAGAGGTCGCGATAAATAGGACGGCCTTCTGGCGTGGTTCCGATATGCTGAACCTTGCCACTTGCGAGATCCTTGACAAACTGGTTAAACCAGTAGCTGCGAGACTCGGGCTTGTTAATTAGGTCCTTGCAGTTTTGGCACGTGCACGGCTTTGCATACATTGTATATGTACTCGATCTTCCTCCTTATTCTTGTCCTGGACAAGACATCAATCTTCCTTCTCAACGAGCTGCCTAGCCGCCACTGTCTCAGAGTAAAAGAGACGCATCTGTCTCCACATGGTGTACATGGTGTCTCTATTCTCCTTTACGAGCTCTCGTGAGAATTCAAGGAGGGTCTCGAACCCATCACACTCGAAGACTAGGCGAAATTTGGGCGAATCGTATGCGCGCGTGATGGTAGGCTCTACTGGGACAAAAGGGACAAAAATGGCGAGAAAAAGCTGCCAAAACATTATTCATTAAACGGCTATCAACTTTATCTATTATACAGAGCCTCCATATCCTCCTCGAACTCGCGGTTGAGTCTTCGGCGGCACGCAAGGTGGCCCGGGTCGCTGATCGCTTTTCGCCAGTTGCGCTGAAGCAGGTGCGCGTGGTGGTTCAGTCGAATCATCTCGTCGCGAAAAGCGTTATAGTAGTCGACCTCGGCCCGCACATTTGCGATGACTCGCTCGGTGTGCCGATCTGGGTCCGCGGGCCACGGAACATTCATCGCTGCACGGAGCATCATACGGAGGATCTGCTTGAACTCGACGAGAATACCGCTCACGGTCGTCCCTTGATAACGGGCAGTCATCTCGCGACAGCCATGGTCGACCGCCCAATGAATGCCTCGGGTAGATTCATCATCGAGTTCGTCATACGCGTGCCAATAGGCCCTGTTCGTATTGATGATTAACTGGAACTCGATGGTTCTCCAGAGCTCCTCCTCAAAGTCCGCGAGTTGTACGTCCACTGCGGCGAAGCGCTTGTGCGGG